AATCAGTGTACTTTAATGGATCAGCCATAATAGCGTCTATGCTCTCTTGTGGAAAACCTGCATAATTAGGGTTAACTTTAAACTGAGACGCTTTACTAAATGGATTTAATCTTGCACCTATACCCTCTGTAAAGAAATCTTTAGTTGTATCGATCGCTGTTCCAAAAAAATTAGGAGCAGCTTCTTCAATTCCTGTTGGTAATAAATTAGAGGGCACAACACCTTTAATATTTTTAGGGTCATTAAAAAATCCTAACAATTCATTTGCGTAAGCTGTATCGGAAGCAACTGTGGGCGCGGCTTTTACTGCACCTGTATTAACAGGAGCTTTTGTTGCTCCTTTACTGAATCCACCAGTAATACCGGTCAGAGCAGTTTGTATTGCTAAATTTTTTGCAACCTCAGATGGTTTTTGTCCAGATGCTAAACCTAGTCCAGCACCTATACCTAGTTGTGCTACTGGGCCAATACCCGGAATAAAAGGTAATACATAGGGTGCAACGGGAGCCACTGCTCTTGCAACACCTGTGACAGTGTCTTTAACATTTTGAAAGAAATCCCCGATCAGCGATCCGAGACCCATTTCATAAATCTGAGCGTACTCCTTTTGTTGCATTTTTACTCCGGTAGTGTATGAGCTCCAGCAAATACATTAGGAGCTGTTACATGAACATCTCTTCTAATATCTGCCTCTGTTGTTTCTGTTGAAGGATTGTCAATATCAGCCTGACACTCCTCATGTGAATTATACTCTTGACCTGTTTTAGTATTGGTTATTGTGGTTTCTACTTTTGCACTATAAACAGGAACATTTTTACCATCAATTACGTCATATCGTAAGATCTTTGGTTCATCTACAATTTTCGCCATACTATAGTTTTATAGGCGAAAAACTAATAAATCAACCGATTATTGAAAACCTACATTACCTGAAATTGATATTCGATATTCATCAGATGTATAAAAAGGATAGACTTGATGATTAAGTTGAGCGGGAAACAAAGCCATTTTACCTTCCCATTCATTATCAGCAGCAATTGAATGTGAAGTTATATGACCTAATTCATTGGGCATTAAAAAAACAAAATGACCTGCTCTTATTTCACTTTCTTTCATGTGTGGAAATCTAGCTTTTTCATCAGTCATCTTAAAAGGAATTTTGTGCCATATTACAAAACTAAATAATCCGTCATGTATATGAACAGGGTTAAATTCGTATTTTTTTTGATAGTTTACCCAAAGACTATGGAGCTCTAAGTGAAATTGTTCTGTCTTATGCATACCACTTATTCTTGCATAATAAAGAGGAAATTTTTCAAAATGTGCTTGAATACATTTGTCAATCAAAGGCCAAACAATAGGTTTTCCATCAGGTATCAGAAACTCTTGTTGTATATTGCCAGCTAAATCGTGATTTGCTTTTTCGGTGTGTTTTTTATTTATGACTTCGTCTAGTTTTTTTGTAATGTCCTCTGGGACAGATGTTATTAAATACATTATTGTTGTTGTTTTACCTCTAATACTGATACTTCAACCATCGCTCTTGATGATGCGTTAGCTTGTAATTTCATGGCATCTCCCTCTTGATAAACCATAGAGGTTGAAATAGTGTTTGTGTCTGACGCTGATACGTCTACTTGAAAAATTTGTAAATCGTTACTCCCGTCATTGTGATCAATATTGACTGTTACTGCGCTTGATCCATCGTAGTTGTGTGTATTTATTGTTTTTACAATAAATGTAGAAACTGGAGTGGGAGGTGTTGCAGCGACATTAGCTGTAGGCACAGTAAAGATTGTGGTCAAATCAGTTGTAGTTAAATTTGCTATAAATCTTTTAAATACGTCTGCCATTAATTAAAAAACCACGTTCTTCTTGTGGACTCCTCTTGCGTGTCTTGAGTATATTGTGTGTTTAACTGCTGAACTAATTCTTCAAGTTGTCTAATTAGTTCTGCTAATTGAGCTGAGTCATATTCAGGTCTGGGATCTGGAAATCTTTGTAATGTTAATTTAGCCATTGTTTTGAATACCTTTCCAAATATTACATTTTCTATAATTAAAAGCTATAGTGATTCTTTTTTCACTTGAATTATTTGGAGCAGCTCTATGTTCGACAAAATCAGGAAAAATAACAATCTTACCTTTTTGTGGTTCTATGCTAATTCGATCATGTAAGTAAAATTCTGTCGCTGATTCAGGAGAATCCGTAAGATACAATATTCCACAAAAAGCTCTATGAATATTATCCATGTGAACATGAAATTCTTGATAATAATCCTCGTAATATACATTAAACCAAGACTTTTCTAAAAAACCATCGTAGTATGATCTGGTAAGTGTCATATAATTTTGCATGTGAGATAAGATGTGTAAATGAAGTTTTTGTAATTTAGTATCGTTTAAAATATTGTGTGTAATATTATCACTTGTAAAAACTTTACAGTTGTAAGGAGTCTTTTTCATTTTTTCTTCATAAGAATTTACATAATTAATGGCTTCATCACAAAGTTCAGGATTTATAAAATTAGAATATATTTTGTGAGCTTCAGGTCTTTCTACAAAAGGCATTCTACCTTCTTCCATCAGGTTGCACATCAAAACGCTGTGTTCCTAATCTCCATGCAGTTCCTGTTGTATTGGATACAACATTTACTGTAAATTCTCTGCCTCTGCCACGTAAACTCACAAATTCTGTAGCATCGGTAAAGGTTGCAGTCTTCGTGGTGCTAGTGCTTGTATTTGGATAATTTTTAAACTCTAACTTAAAATTTAAAGTGCCCGCTTGATTTTGTACGTCAGGAATAAGTTTTTGAACAAATAGCATATCATTACCTTCACCTATTTCTACTGATCCAGACTTTACAAAAGCTGTCATTGCAGAGCCATCAGCATCATTACCTGTTTCATGTAAATACATTTGAGTAGCACCATCTGTGAGACCTAAAATAGTTTCATTGTTTGCTGTTGTAGTTGATAGATACTCAGTTCCAACAGGATTTTCATAAACCTCTCTATCAATCCAAGTAGTTCTATCCAAAGTTCCTGTCCACCAAGTTTGTTCTAAGTAATTATATGCGACAATTGCATTTATTTGATCAGAACCTGTTCTTGGGTAAAACCACATAATTTCATTAAATTCACCATTATGACCTGCGAAAGCGTTTTCTGCACCTGTGACATTAATATTATCAAAAACAAATTGTTCTACGGTGCACGGTAGCTTTTTAACAGTACCATCAAATAAGAAGAAAGAATCTTGAGACATCCAATAAGCAACACCATTTAAATCAAGACCTGCGTGACTACCAATTATTCCACAATTCTGACCTAGTTGACGTAGACCAAAAGTAAAAGGTGGACCAATAAACTGCATTGCGTGTAGTGAAGTATCCGTCCAAACAAGTATTTGACCTCTCGATCTTTCAGCAGCCACGATCCGTGATCCGTCAGCAATACGTAGTGAACCAGCAGTATTTTCTGCGGTAGGCTGATAGGTTGTAATATTTTCTTGATCTGAAAATCGAATAAGCAAGTCATCTTGTGAGCTCGTTGTGCCAATCGTATTTTCTGTTCCCATAAAAACTAAATGTCGATCAGGTGTAGAAACTAAACTTAATCTTGATGCAGTAGGAGCTCCCGATATCGCAGTTGCTCTTGTGCTTACACCAGCTGAGGTATCCCATTGAAAAGCCCCACCATTTAAAACTGTTGCAATTAAATCCTCTCCAAAATTGTCTAAAGACCATTGTCTTGCTTCTAAAGTAACGTTTGAAACTGTTGAAGGAGTGCCCCACGTGCTTGAACCCCATGTGTCTGTGCCCCAACCAAAAGCTGATGTAGATAGTTCAGGACCTATGGAAATCTGATACTTTGCATTACCTGTGCCACCTCCACCAGATGTAGAACCTGAAGCGGCACTGCCTGCGGTTACAACGTAAGCATTATTATTTGCGACAGAAGTTATTTCAAACTCTTTATTCATATCTAAACCGTCTATGGTCGAAAATGAATCGAATGTAACAAAATCTCCTGCTTGTGCACCGTGAGCTGTATCTGTTACAACAACTGATGTTGTAGCATTTGTGGTGAAAGGATTAGTAAGCGCCTGTGTTTCTCTTATAGGAGTAATGTCATAAGCTAAACCCTCTTCTATTACATAAAGTTTTCTATCAGTTCCTACAGCATTATATCTTGTGCCATCTAAAGCTACCCATGCATGTTGATCACGTGCAACACCAACTAAAGTCGTAGAGATAAACTTCTCCCAACCTTTAATTTTTTGAGGCAATCCTTGAAAAAAGCGTACATTATCACCGTCTGTCCACTTGCCTTCGCCTGTGTAGTCGGTTACTTCTTTATTGATGCCTGGTGCTGGTCTAAAATTAACTAATGGCATTGTGCCAATATATATAAATTACTCTTTTTTAGCAACCAGAGTTCCTACATGACCTTTAAATGCTCTATTACCGAAATGTGTTAATGGCATTGATAAGTCAGCCCATATTTCTCCACCACATTCTTGCCAAAGTCTTGAAAAATAATAATCTTCTGACAAGTATCTAATTTGTGATTTACCGTCCTTAGGTGTATCGTACGGACCCACTGCAAACAAATCATAACAATTATCTGATTTAAAATAACCCCCATTTACTATTTGATCAGATTCATATTTGCGCTCTGGAAACTTTTTCATCATTGTACGAAATACTTCTCTTTTTACTAACATCATACCTGTTGCTGCTTCGTTTACTTTAAAAAATCCGTTTTCTCCATTAATATTATAAGGGTCATCAAAGTTAACATTATATCCTAAAGCTTTGGCTTCGAGCTCATCTGGTGATGCATTAGGATTGTCTTTTAATATTCCCTTCATTTTTTCTAGATACAAATGTTTTCTAGGATAAATACCACATACAACGTCCTTATCAGCACATAATAATCTTTCAACGTTTTGCCAACTAAAACCAATATCAGCATCTATAAATAATAAATGTGTAGCAACATAATCTGTTTCATCCATCATCATGGAAACAATAGTATTTCGTGCTCGTGTAATTAAACTCTCATTACCCATAGATTGAAATCTAAGACCAACTTTTTTACTCATTGACCATTGTTGCAATTCCAATAATCCATGAACTGTGGCTTCTGAAACCATACCGCCATACATTGGCATACCTAAATATATTTTAAAATTTTTTTCTTTAAGTTCTTCTGGTTTTATCATTATTTTTTCCTTCTGTATTTTTAATATAAGTCCAAATTAAATGCTATTGATATTCTTGTATGTTCTTCTTGATTACATGACTCTACGAAATGAGGTTGCATTCCGTCAAAATAAATAATGTCTTGCTCTTCAGGTGTAAATTTCACCATATGTTGACTAATATAAGGAACATGACTTGTAAAAACAATAGGAGTTTTATCACAACAAATTTTATGATAGTACACAACAGACAATGTTTGAATAGCGTGGACATGAATAGAATTATAATGATGTCCCTTATTTACGTTTAACCAAAATCCAGCTAATTTAAATTTTTTATCTTTTAGTAAAGGTATATTTTTTGCATCATTTAATACAAAACTTAACAACTCATCAAAACCAAAATTAATAAAATTACTTTGATAACCACCTATGTTTGACACTTTTCTTCCTTTGTCAAATTCAATTAAATGATTAATTTGTTTATCTAAAGAATTAAGATCACCGTTGTACTTAGTTTTGTATAAACAATTTTTTTCAATAATTATTTCTTCCATTATCTGTACTCCTTTTTTGACCAAAATTTTTTTTTATATACATCTACAAATTCATAGAAAAAATTTCTTGACACAGTGTTTTCTTTTTTAAAAAATTCTTCATCGTCAATATGTGTAACTTCCATTTTCCAAGATTCTCTTTTAAAAGGTATTACTAATACCATAGGACTATTTCGTTCAATTAAAAAATCATTAAAGGGCTCGTTAATCCAATAAAATGGGAAATGAACTCGTTGAGGAAACTGATCAGTGTCTACTATACCGTCTATTATTTTAAACGGTAAATTTCTATTAAAAGGTTGAGTAAAAATACAACTATAACCTGGAGGAGTAATTATTTTCCAGTGATTTGCAAATTTAAAAATAGCCTCAACAGTTCTTTTATTATGTCTTAAATCTTTTGGAATTTGCATTTCATTATGTTGCGTAACATTATGATAACGTTCATCAATTTGTAAAACAGTATTGGGTATAACGAATGATGCTGCTTGTTCTTTGTCATCATAACAATAATGAATATCACTTGAAAAAGGAATTATATATCCTGTAGTTAATGCATCCAAGAAAGGAACGCACCTTTTAACTGTCCCTTGTTTTGGATCATTATTCAATGATCTTTGCATTTTTTTGTAAGCTTCTGGTATATTAAGTTTTGCAGGATATGGTTGTGGCGCACCTTCAATATTGCTAACAAATTTAATATTTAAAGACATAAATATTATTTTGAGGCTGTTAGACTTTCTTTCTCATCATATTTGTATTCACGATATGGACCATCTTGATCAACATAATGTAAAAACACTGTTATAAAATGATCATGCTCGCAAACCTCCCGCCAATGATATTTTTCTCTTCCTTGAAAAATTAAGGCATTATTTGGATACATGGGAAATTTATAATCTATTTTAAGAGGTGTTAATTTTTTATTCTCACTAAAATATTTATAATCTGAATTAACGTCTTTATCACCAATAAATATATCATAAGGGACATCAATTGGACTTGCTCCTAAACATAAAGCTACAGTATACTCACAAGACTCACGATCAAGATGACTCTTTAAATCAGAGCCTTTATCATAAATCCGTAGATAAGAATAAGTAGGCCAAAGTTTTTTGTTTACATTTTTTTCAATAACAGGTGTGGACAAATCTAAAAGAGTTTCCATAACATTGTTACCGTTTATACCTATAAGGCTGTTGGTTTGTGTATCCGTTTTAAAATTTTTGTGTTTGGAAAACTCCATTATACAATATGAATTTATAAAATTTAATATTTGAGTTGGTAAAAATTCTTTAATAAATATAGGTTCCATTTTTATACCACCCATCCTATTAAAGCATATCGTGTTCCACTCATAATTTTATTTACTTTATGAGGATATATAAAAGTAGAGGGAAAGGCTATAACATCACCAATATTTTGAGTGTATTGCACTTTCTCTCCATTAAAATTAAAAACAAATTCTCCACCAGTGTAATCATTATTTAAAGATATTGATATAGACAACTGTCTTTCGGAACATCCTGATCCCATGTCGGTATGAAAATCATACCCTGCTTTATATTGATTGTGCTCATATTTTAATAAGTCAAGTTGACTAATTCTATCAATACGAAAATCATTAAATTTTTTGTGATAAATATCACAAATTTCAAAAATCTTACTCATTACATAATTAGCAACTATTTTTTCACCAAAAGACTTTGTATCTAAAATAGACTTTGTTGTGCAATTTCTTATGTTTTTATCAAGTCCTCCACCTGTTGTAGTGGCGTCTTCTGCATCATGATCAAAGTAATCAATTATTTTTTGACAATATTCTTTTGGTATTACCTTAGACATTTCTAATACATATTCTTTAGCCATTAACTATTTCTCCTAAAAATTTAATAGAATATCTACCGAGCCTTGAAACATTAAATGCTTTACCACAATGTAAATCATTTGCTTGAATTTCAATTAATCGGCCATGCACAAACGGAACACTTTCTTTTGTAGTGTCATTATAAAACTCTCCTCCAACATCAGAAGGTAAATAATCATTTGCTAGCATGTATATATATGCAAATTGATTTTGATTACCATCGGTATGAAGAGATCCGTTCATTTCTTTAAATTGTAAGTTTGCTGAAATTTCTCTTAAGGAAATATTTCGATTGAAAGAATCAGCAATAACATTAAAAGCATCAATAAGTTTAAAACTTAATTCAATATCTTGATTATAAATAATTTTATTGCTATCGATTATACGAAAAA